CATCCGGCAAAAATCGTGTGATCCAACTTTCGCCGCACGATATCCCCGACCTGAAACTTCGCTTCGCTCATTTCTTTCTCCCTCGTAAAACTGGATTGTCGGCCCTGACGTACTTCGCCAGTTCCGCTCTCAACTCTTCGCTTCGGTCGCGGTGTCGCGTCCGGTCTTTCGCCGTTTTCGCAAGTTGCTTTTGCAATGATCGGATTTCCGCGTCCTGCTCGGCAAGTAAGGCTTGTAGGTGCTCGATCTCTCGAGCTGCTTCGGTAAGGCTGAATGTCATTCAAAATCTCCGTGAAACTCTGCCGCCTGTTGAAAAATGTCGCTAAACCGTTTGCCGTCGAATCGCAAGCCAAACTTACCAACCTTGCCGTTCCGCTGCTTTTCGATTAGCACCGTCGCATCCTGCGAATCCCTAGCCTCTCGATGCAGGAGCATAACAATGTCGGCGTCTTGTTCGATTGCTCCAGAGTCTCGCAGCATGTTAATGCTAGGCTCCTCTCCTTCCGCTGCCCGTCCCAGTTGACACAACACCAACAACGCTACGTTGAGTTGCTTACTAAGCCTCGCAAGTTCGCCGCTGATCTGCGTCACTCGCTCGTAGGTCTTTTGATGCGAATCTTGCCCGCGAATCAAACCAAGATAATCAATAACAACTAGTCTTACGCCATGCTTCGCCACCACTGACCGAACCCGCGATTCAATCCGGCCCATGCCTACGCCGGCCGCTTGCCAAACGTAGAGCGGTAACTGCTTCGCATCGCTGCATGCTTTAAGCATCCGCAAACATGCTTCATCCGAGTAGCTAGCCGACTGCATTTCCATGATCCTAACGTCGGCGTTTTTCACGAATTGACGTTGCCCGATTTGCTGGTTGGACATTTCAAGCGACACGAACAAGGACGCATCACCGTTGGCCGCTGCGTTTTGGGCGATATCCATAGCAAGAGCCGACTTCCCAATCGACGGCCTAGCCGCAAGGATCGCGTAGGATCCTAGAGGGATCCCGCCGCTCAGTGTTGTATCGATTTCGCGGAACCCGGTTTGCACTACGGCCGCACTTCGGTTGTTAGCCCTGGCATCCTCAAGAGCCGCTAGGTAGTCGCTCATCAGGTCGCCTAAGTGCTGCACGTCGTCACCTGCAATCGACTTCGCTTTGAGCAATCGCTGCTGGGCATTGGTGACAACCGCGTCAGCGTCAAACGACAAAGACGATGCCTCGTTAACCGCCCACTCAAGAGCCAACAAAACCCGCCGACGCTCCGCCCACTTCGCCACCTCCTCGGAGTGGTAGACCGTGTGCCCCGGTACGGTCTTAGTCACCAGTTCCGCGAATCCAATGTCGCCGCCCAGTTTGTCGAATACGCCACGCTTGCGGAGTTCGCTGATCATCACGGATTCGCGTTGAAACTCTACACCCTCTTTCGCCATCGATTGGAATGCTTGCCATGCGTCCGCCATTGCTTGCGTCACAAAGTCCGAAGGATGCAACGCCTCCGCGACTGCGTAAAAATCACCCGGTCGAAGGATGATCCCTGCGATAAGTTGCTCTTCGATTGCCTTGGATGTCTCAAAATGGCTTGGATGTAGCGGCATTACGCTGGCTCCCAATTCTCATCGACTACGGGTAGGTTGGATTTCTTGGGCTTGGGTGGAAGATGCTTTGCACCTTGCCCTACGTTGCCCGGTCTGTAGTCTGGTTTGATCCCTTGGTACTCGTTGCCAATAGCGAACTCGATTGCATAGACCAAGTGAACTGGACTGTCGTAGCCTTTGAGTGACTTGGACACGTTCGCTCGGCTCTTGATCTTCTTGCCGATGCTTGCCCTCATCGCCTCAAAGTCACTAAGAGCCTTCCTTACCTCTGGAGTGTCGAATCCGTCTGGTATGTCCCACTCACCGATGGTTCCCTTTGCTTTGGTTTCCCCTTTAGGGGGTAAGGGGGTATCTTTACTCTTCTCTACTCTACTCTTCTCTACTCTAGGCGTTACTGTAACGTTACGCGTTACGTTACTTGTTACGTTACTTTCCGGCTCCGTTTCAAGCCGCTTTTTCTCCCTATATCGGGCTTGTCGCTCTGCGTTTTTTGACTTCTGTTTTCCGTCCGGCTCGACGTTGTATTCATCGAAAAACCTTGGGAAAATCAATCCTTCGTCGGTCTCGATAACCCACCTAGCCGCTGCCATCGCTGACCCAAAACCAGGCATGTCGGCAATGTCATCGAGTACCCAAAGACCCACCCCGAAGCACTTCAAATCGTCATCAACTCGCACTCCGCGATGACGCATAACACCCCACACCGATAACAACGCCCCAACGCACGCGTTACGCGTTACGTTACGCGTTACGGTCATGTTACGCTGCGTTTGCTGTGACACGTAACGCGACAACTCGCCCTTTTCGTCGCTGAGCATGTCCGCCATCAGGCAGACTTTTGGATCCCGATACAGATCCGTTCGCATCTTAATCCAATCGCCTGCCATGCTATCACCTTGTGATAAGTCCCCGGCGGATACAAGGCTGGCACCTATAGCCGCATGGCTAAGAATGTACCCGCCGGGGAATTGTGTTGTGTTGAGTCAGGTGCCAGCCAGACTTCGCTAAATTGTACTTTTCGACATTCGCCAGGGAATGCCAAGTCCTAAGAACGCCCCGCCCCTTTCGGGGCGAGACGTGGAGGTTGTTGCGGTAGTTTGGTCAAGACAACCGGCACTTACCGCGCACCAGCTCGTTCGGCGGGATCCCTGCGGTTCAAGTCGCAGGCACCTTTGCCCAGGCGAGCCAACCTGTTTTCCTAAAACAAAACTCCCTGCGCAAGTCTCTGCTTCGATATCTCAACGTATTCAGGATTCACCTCAATACCGATATACTTGCGTCCGTTGTGCTTTGCCATCTTTGCCGTAGTTCCTGAACCGCTAAACGGATCGAGGACAATATCGCCTTCGTTGCTCCAAGATAGGATGTGATCGCGGGCAAGGGATTCTGGGAATATCGCTGGGTGGTTGAAGGCGATACTGTCGCTTGTGGATTTCCCATTTCCGCAATTATATGTCCATACGTTAAATCTCACGCCGTATTCCTTAATGACCCTATCCCTGGCGACCCTTGATGCAGAAACCGCTTGCAGGCTACCGTCTTTTTCTCGCTGCGTGCAACTGTCCAGTGAATCTCCTGCGCGCAAGTTCCTTCTGTCCTGTATTAGATTTACGCAACACGGCGCGCTTTTAGAAAACACAAACATGTACTCCCATACTGGGTAGTATCTATTTGTCTCTGGAAACCTGCACCCGTCCCGCGAATAAATCATCGTATCGTGCAATCGAAACCCGATCTCCATGAACCGCAATGCTTGCCTAAAACTAGTCCCCGTTTCGCTGCCGTTGACGGTCGCATCATTGACAATCCAAACCACTACACCGCCTGGCTTAATCAGTCTCCAGAGTTGTTGTGCAACTCCTTCAAAGTCCCACGAGTGCCCACCGTACGTTCTCAGGTCGTCGTATGGAGGCGATGTTACGACAAGGTCTATCGACTCGCTCGGCATCTTTCGCATCACCTCGCAGTTATCGCCGCAGATGATTACGTCGGTCTGTAGTTCACTCTCCATTTGTCTCAACCTCCGTTACGCCAACTCCCTCAGAGCAACCGTTGCCCGTTTGCTTGTCGGCTGTTAGTGTCTCAATCTCCCTCAGCAACTCGATAATCATTGCCGAGAGTGTACCGCTAGTGCCTGTCCAGCAATTCGCCGGCCCGAAGCGTCTAGCATGCTGTTCGATCTCAATCAATCGCTCACGGCTTATCGGCATTCGCAACCCTCCTCCACTCCGCAAGATCGTCAGCCGCGTCCGTGTACGCTTTCGCCCTGGACGCGACATGCTTCTCAACGTCATCGAAGTGCAGAAAGTTAATCAGTCCGTCGATCTTAACTCGAAACTGATCGCTTGTTAGCGGCAACCTGCCCGCCAAAACCTGAGAAAGAATGCCGTGCTTTTGCAAAATGCGATGCGCTGCGGCCTGTTCGTTGTTGGTCATCACACCACCTCAAAGCCTTTCTCAGTAACGCGGATCGTCTGACCGTTTGGCAGAGGGTATGTAAATCCAACGAGCAGAGTATAGTCAGCCTGATGATCTACCTGCCGGATATCGCGACCCCTAGGCAGTATATTTGCGACTGCAACCCGATTGTCACCGATAATAACCCAATCCTTTGCACCTAGCGACCAATACGCATCGCTAGCAAGCCGCTCTTCGTCTTTGCCGAGCAATCGCCAGCCGCTTGGTATTGTGTCGCGGGAACGGCAACTGTTCGGAGTTTCCGAAGAGTTGCAACTATCCGGGATTTCCGGATTGTTCGCAATGCGTCGGCGATACCAGGTTTTCTCCCGTTGCTTGTTTGTGGCCAGTTTAACTATCGGCATCCACTTTGCTTTTGCTGTATTCCAGTAGTCGTCAGTTCCTGTTATCGGCTCATGCGGAAACTTCCCCAGCAGCCGCCACCCTTCGCCCGGATCGGGCTTGTTGAGAAACCACGCTGGCGGGTCGTAGACTTGGCATTGCTTGTAATCATCTCCGTCGCTATCCACCCAAAACCCTTCACTCCACCCTCCTAACCTAAGGCAAATTCCATCCGTAGAAAACTCAACCCATTCCTTACCAGACCAATCGCCTTTTGAAATCGCAAACCTTGCCTCAATCGTCTCACCACGCACCACCCTAGCAACATCATCCGCTGTTGCGTCACGCCAAAACTGTTCGATCTTTTGTTCACTCACTTTGCCAACCTCCCTACTCGTTTCCACTCTTCATTGACCGCAGTTGGCACGTTGCCCCCTGCCCGTCGTAACTCAAAATAAGCCGCTCGAGTTGCTTCAAACTCACTCAAGCCGCCGTCGATCATCATCAATGCTATTCGTTCGCGGAACCGCTCAGTAATTGCATCTTCGCTTTCAGTTCGCATCTTACGCACCGCTTTTTTGTCAAGGGACTGTTGCAACCACTGCACCACCACTTTGCGTCACACTTGCTGTGCTGTCGCTGGGTAAATGGCCTGATACCTTCATACACCCGCCGTAGAGCCACCGATAGCCCACTTGACATGCTTAGCATCTCGTTGTTTCGGTGCTTCTCAGCAAGCCGCTCGAGCCTTGCAATGGCTTCCTTGTCCTTTAACTCCTCAGCCATGTCGGAACAAATCTGCGAGTAAGTAGCACCGCCGGATATTTCTCTGGAGCACCTGCCGCAATGCTGCGCTCCCGCCCGATTGTACGATAGGCATAGCACACGGTCGCAACACTTACACCTCATCGAGTCCCTCACCTTCTTCGACCTCAAACACGATGTGCTTGACGGCGAAAGAATTTACCGTTTCTACCTGGCTTGGCTTAGTGATCCACATAGAGCATGCGTCATGACGCTCAACCATAATCCACCGCTCAATCTTTTTTCGCGGCTTAAATTCGATGAGGTGGCTTGGGCTGTCCGGCTCTTCTGAGTACTTTCCGTATTGCGACCAGTTGCAACTATACCAGCCATTGGATTCGCGTATCGCCCCGTGCACCGGAAAAACTCCGCGACCATCAGTCGCGTAGATTCGCACCTCTCGACCGTCCCGCGTTTTATACTGCTTGTTCTTGTCAATCATCGCTACACCCTTGCCATTGGCATAATCACGCCCGTAACGTCACCGGATGTGAGTACAACCGGATCGCCTGATTGCTTGTAGTGCATCTCAACCGTTTGCTCCTTGCCGAGACTTCGCAGGAAGTCGGCTAAATATGTGTGATCCACCGTAAGTTTCGCTTCGGTGTCCGCCTCGCATCCCATAACAACGCTAGAGGCTCCTACCTCAGCCGTTCTTGCCGTTGCTGTCAGTTCGCCGCTACTGATAACCAAGTCGATACCGCGGCTGTCTTGATCGTTGACGATTGCGGCCTGTCGCACCACCGATAGAAACTTCTCCGCATCACACTTGAGCGTTGCTGACTGATCGGTACTCGGTAGCACCTTTCGCCAATCAGGGAAGCGACCCTCGACAAGCCGCGTTTGTAGCGAGATATCACCGCATGCAAACACCGCTGACTTGTTGTCGATGTAGACGTCAACACCGCATCCTTCCGCTGCTATGATGCGGCTGACGGCCTGTAGTGGGCGAACCGGGACGATACCGCTAACCGCTGGCACCTCACCAGCCAATTGACACTTTGACACCGATAGCCGCCGCCCGTCGGCTGCAACGCATGTTAGCCTGTCGCCTATCTCGAAGAGCACGCCGCCGAGTTGGTAGCGTGTACTCTCTGTGTCCGTAGCATAGATCGTTTGCCGGATCGCATCAGCCAATGCCACGCCAGGGACACCGGCTTTATTTTCGCTTTCGTCGATCTTCACCGATGGAAACTCATCAGGATTAGGCATCGAGAGCGTAAAGCCGCCCGATTGCGTTGTAATCCGCAATTGGCTATCAACCTCGATATCCACCGACTCGCCGCCGCAATCCTTGAGTATCGGGATCACCTTTGCTGGGAGTAACAACGCTTTACCTGGACTCGCAACATACTGAATCGCATCCGCAACATTGCAAACGATTGATAACTCAACGTCGGTTGCTTGTAGCGTCTGATTGTCTGCGTCGAATTTGACGTAACGCAACACCTCGTTTTGTGGTCGTGATGCGACAATTGACGCCGCGATTTCGAGCGACTTCAAAAACGGGATTCTTTGGACTGTGACTATCATTCTTAACCTCCATTAACTCATAACGAACCGGCTTTGCTTGGCATCCTGCAAAACAAGCCAACAATAAAACTAAACGCATCATGCTATCCTCCAAAGGATCGGGCAGGATTGGCTACCTGCTTGGCACGTCTGAAAATCTGGTTCTGATTTTCTTTCGCTTTTATGGCAAACCAAAGCCATTCGCGATTGCATCGCTACTAAGCCGCCACGCCGCCGATCCTCTCCGCTGTTCCGATGCAACCATCCCGAAGGATCTGTCTGTCGCACCGGGGCTACCTCGCGGATCTCCCTTTAGGTATTCCAACAAACAAAAGGATCGGGCAGGATTTTCACCTGCTGGCTGACGGCTCCAGCCTCTCCGCTCGCACCTAAAGGTGGTGCCTTAATCCGTGTTCGCGAGTGGTTTGCCTACGCCGCCGATCCTAGCCGTCTCTCCGGCTGTCACAGTCTCCGTGCTTCGCATCCACTGTTGCGCTACAGTCAGTCACGGCCCTGGCGACGATATAAACAATCGGTCTCGTCGCGTCACTTAACGGCATCACTGCCGTGATTGCTAGTGTCCCAAAGAATCGGCGATACCGTCGCATCGCTCAGTACGGAGCCAGGGCCCTCTTTGACTGATCCACATGGACAATCCTAGCCGCTTTCGCGGTTACTCAGGCTCCTTTCTGACTGCCTCGACGATTCCGCCGATGCGTTTCACTGGCGTTGATTCGGCGTCGATGACGTCTCTCGCTTCATCATCCGTTGCGATGCCTAGAGACAACTCTGGGGCATAGGCACGAACGAAAAACGATGCCGAGCGATACCGAAGCATTTGCTCCGGCATGGTCTTCCACTTCGAGCCGCTCTTATCAAACCAGCCCTCAGCCTTCGCCATCGCAATCGTAATTTCTGTTGACTCAAGCACCTCGTTTGTTGTCATGCAAATTGCCGAGCATACGCATCCGTAATCGTCTTTGCCTTTGGTGCCAGTGAACCGGTAACGCAACGGACTAAACTTGCCGCTGGCGTTGGCGGTCGCAATCAAAAATTGACTCGACCACGCTGGACGCCCGTGGACGATGTACAGGTTCTGCATCACCATCAAAGGATCTGCCCCAAGCCTGTTCGCCATGTTCAACGCAACCAAGCAATTCGGCAAATTGTTTTGGTAATCCTTCGGGATTAGCGTTGACTTGCTCAATGCTGTTGCAACTCTTTGAGCAAGCGCAAACCCGTCTGAATCGCCTAGCCCTGCTTCGATAACCTTGACCGCTTCGACGGGCTTAACTTCTGTAGTAATATCTCCGCTCATTATCGCCTCCTAAATGGTAGTGCTAGTTCGTACTCTCCGACTTGCCACTCAGCAAGCCAATCATTTTCTTCCGTTCGTCTTCGGTACTCTGCGATTAGTGCATGGTACTCGTCTCGCCCCCTATCGAGGTCTTCTTCGCTCAACTTGTACACCGCGACTTCATACGGCTCGTTTTTGCTGAC